AGTGTTGTTGATACACCTTGAGTAAGTGGTTGAACAATGCGCTCGCCAAATGTTTCCAACATACGCATTGCTGGATTTACAATAAAACCAAATCTTCCTTTTTGTGCAGACTCAAGTCCTTTTGCGACAGTAGGAATAATTGCTTGTTCGACTTTACCTACTTTAGTATTATCAAACTGTTGTTTTTTGAATCCGTCTATACGAGATGTAGGTGGCTGTAATGTAGACGGTGTGCCGTACTTGGGGTCATCCCACCAATTCTCCGCCATCTGTAGGAGCCTCCTTCTTATCTGTCAATTCCTCTAATACTGCATATCGGTCATCGTCAGAGTCGAAGGGGAAACGAGCTAAGTCCCACGCTAACGGAGCCATGTCAAACCCAAGGGCTTCGAGATTCTCCTCGAACTTCCTTAGTATTTTCATTCCTGTTGACTCCGTAGGTATTTAACAAAAGCTTTCATAGTTCCTGAAGATTGTGGCGAGTCGGCAAACTGCATCATCAATGGCATATATTTTGCCAACTTCGCCAAATCTTCTAATTGTGTATCGACTGGTGACTTCAGCCCTAGAACTTCACGTCCAGGACCTGGACCTGCATCTACGCCAGCAGTAACTGGCTCGGCTGGTCTTTGCGTAGGTTGGGTCAATGGCACGACATCCGCTAACGGATTAGGACGGCGTTGAGCCTGTGCAGACTTTGCCATAGGCGCTTCTGCTTGTTGCTCCATAAAAGCTTTTTGTTCGCCGTATCCAGCGTTAGGTAATCTCTTAATACCTTGGCGGTCAGTTCGTTTTGCGAACGGACCAGGACCCGAAGGTTGCATCATTGACATTTAACTACCTACTTCTTCTTAGGAATCTTTACTGTTGTTCCTGACCAAATCATGTTGCCTTGCTTGTACTTAGGATTCTTAGCAAACTTCTTGTTTGCTGCTCTAATTTCAGCAAGTGAAACTCCAGCTGCTTTAGCAATACCTGACAAGGTATCACCGCGCTTTACGACATATGTACCACCAGGTACTACCTTGGTCGTAGAACCGCCAGCTCCGCCAGTAGTACCACCTGTAGTGCCACCTGTAACACCAGCGCTAGATTGAACTTTGCCTGTTGACATTGCATAGTTACCTATAGGTCCAGTTTTTGTAGAACCTTTAGCTGAGCCTTTGGCTTTCTTTTCTTTTGCAATCAACTTATTAAGTTGGTCCATACGTTCGCGACGTGTTTGACCAACAGCACCGAATGTTGCAAGGTCTGCAAAGTTTGCAAGATTTGCAGCAGTGCCTTTTCTAAGTTGGTTTAGTCGACCTAAAGCTGTTGAGTTTGGAGATTTCTTTCCTTGAAGTTTAGCTAGTTTAGTTTCTAAACGGTCAATTTCTTTAACATCTCTGTATATAGAACCCTTAGCAAGAGATACCGCTTCTGCACCTAGTGCAGTTGCTGCAGCACCTACCGCAAACTTTCTACCAAACTTGGCTAGCTTGCTTGTCTTCTTAGCTGCTGCGCTTGCAACTGGCTTTGCTGTACCACGAGTGCTGACTACTTCTTTACCTTTAGCCTTTGTAGCTACAGTTCCTTTAGGACGAATTGCTACAGTGCCACCAGTTTTAGGAGCAGCAGTGGTTGTCTTTGCAACAGATGCCTTAGTTTTCTTTTGAATAAACTTAGCTTTCTTTGCACCTTTAGTTGCCTTTTCTGGCTGCACATCTGTAATACTGTAAACAGTTGGCTTTGCAGCAGCAGCAGGTTTTGCAGCACCTGGCTTATTTGCTTTCCAGTTCTTGCGTTCCGCTGGAGTCATTTTCTTCCATGCTGCTTTATTGGCAGCAGACTTTTCAGCGCGGGTCATACCCTTTTCTGCAGTTTTCTTAACTGTAGGCTTTTTTGTTTCTGTAGTAGCAACTGGTTTAGCAGCAGCTTTCTTGACAGCAGCCTTCTTTGCAGGAGCCTTGGTTGTCTGGCTCTTTACTGTTGGCGCTGTCTGTTGTAGCGTAGGTGCAGGCTTGCCTGCACGAGCAGCTTTATCTTTAGCTTGCTTATCAATAGCAGCTTGGCGCTTTTTAGCCATGCGCTCATCACGAGCAGCCTGCTTGTCAGCATCTACTTCCTCACGAAATCTACGCATAGCTTCGGCACGTTCACGAGCGATACGTTCCTTAGCTGTTTCTGTAGGCTTGACTTGAATCTTATTGCCTTTATCATCAGTGATGTAACGACCCTTAGATTCTTTAGCAATCTCTCTAAAGATTTGTTTGTCTTCAGCAGAATACTTTGCCATGGGGTCACGGCGTACTGCCTTTGTCTTACCTGGAAACGCTGCTTTAGCAGCGGGACGTGCTGCCTTTTTCGCTTGGCGATACTTTTTAGGTGTCTTTTTCGCCATTTAAGTTTCCTTACTTAAGCTTGTTGTTGTTGCCCTTGATGCCCTTAAGAGCAGCAGGCTTTGCATTCTGACCAAGTCCAACACCCTTGCCACCATTCTTCTTGCCTTGGTGTCCTGAATGTACTGGAGCCTTTGCAGCTTTACCTTGCTTTCCGAACATTGTTTCTCCTTATGCTGGGATTTGGCGAGTCACTCGACCCGCGAGAACTGGATTACCTGCGCCAGTAAGACCTGCTAACAATTCTTGCATTGCTGGTCTTCCACCTTGTTGCATTGGTGGCATTTCGCCACCCATACCCATAGGTTCTTCTGGCTGCTCCATTCCTGGAGCTTCTTCTTCTTCTGCTGGTTCTGGCTTGAACGCTTTAGCTACTGCCTCTTCAAGAGGTGTACCTTTCTTGCGTTCGTCAATAACAGTTGCCATTTTCTCAACAATCTGCATTGGGTCTTGACCTTGCGAAACCATCATAGGAATCGCTTGAGCAAGTGATGAGATGGAAGCTTTTAAGCTGTCACGCATCTCTTCAATGTCAATTGCTCGCTCTTCTTCTCCAGCATTGAGCGAAATCGGTAGGTTGCGACGTAGCATTCCACGTGAGATTAGCTTGTCGCCTCGTGCTTGTAGACCCCATACCAATGCGCGGTTAGGGTCAAGTCCTGCCATCAAACCATATTCAACCGTTACTCCGTAATTGCCGTTGATATCGTTTGATGGTTTGTATCTTAATTTGTATGGAACTCCATTGGCTGTTGCAGATACTTCACGAGCAACGTCTGTAAAGTAAACTTCATCGGTAGCAAATGCAATAGAGATTGCTTCACCGATTGCTTCACCAAGGATTGATTGAATAACTTTGATTTGTGAATCGAATCCAGCCATAAGTGCCTTGACACCTTGACCAGTAACAATAGAACCTTCAGCTTGTCCTGCACGTGCCTGTGGGAATCTGGTTCCTAGTTTCATTTCATCTGCAAGAACATTGTTCTCGGCAAATGCAAACTGTGGTACGTCTAGGTTTACACGACGTATTTTCTCAGGACTGTTCGAACGAATGACCGAATCAGGACCAACGGCAAGCTGAGTAACATCAGTGGGAAGAGCAAGAGGAGCTTCAACAGACTTTTGAACAGCCTCCATAGTGAGCAACGCAAGGCGGGCTTTTGCTGCGTACACTGGCAGAACATCGTCGAATGAGCCTCGGACTTCGCCATCAAGCGAAGGACGCTGAGCAATCGCAACTGGGACTCGACCGATTTTGTTTGGTGTTTGTGCAAGAACAACACCTCCTCGTTCTGGAATGAACATGACTGTTTGTTTCTTATCAGTCCATCGAACAACTTCAAGAAGTTGGTTGCTGTCAGCACGATTACCGAACGCACTGGTTAGCAGAATCTTGTCTGCTACTTCGGGGAACTTGGCTGCTAAATCGCCAGCCTTACGAAAATATGAACGGCAGTAGAGAGATACTTCCCCGAATCTATCTACGTCGTAATACGCACCCATGGAATTCTCAACATGGATATGCGGTCTTTTTTCTTTGAAGTTTGGTTCAACACGGAATACACAGAAACCGTATGTTCCAAGCTGGTCTGCGCCACGCAGTAGCTCTGTACCAAGACGTGAAGCTGCGACGTAGTAATTCGCAATCTTCGTTCTTTTATCCGCCTTGGTTCGCTGGGAGTCATCAAGTGATGAATCACCAGCTGCTGTTATGGTAGGTAGAACACCTGCCTGTTCAGCAACATCGCGAGCAACCACATCAATTAGGTTGGCGATAATAGGCTTAGACCATGTTCCCTCTGGGAACAAACCACGAAATACCTGGTCGGCATTACCTGCACGTACCATGGCAACATCGCGCATACGCTTATCGCGTTCTGCATTACGAGCTTTTAATTGCTCGTATGCTTGTACAAGTTCTCTCATTATCACAATCTCGCTATTCGCTGAGTAGCAGCTAAATCATCTAGGTTAACAATGTACCTGTCTTCGATTGCCTTAGAAGGAGTAAACTGATTCTTAAGGAAACTTGGTACATTCGAAGCGGTTAGAAGAACATCGCGGGCTACAATCTCACAGAACCAGAGCGCCATTACAGCGTCCATCTTGAGCTTCTTACCTTGTACGCCTGGTTGCCAAACAACCAATTGTTCTATCAGCTTCTTTACATGTTCGTTTCGTGAAGAGTCTGGTAACTCGATTATGTTGTCACCAGCATGCTTCAAGTTGTTGTTGTTACCATCACGCTTAGTGATAGTGCCGAACAACGGAGCCAGAGAAGCTACACCAAACTCTGGGTCTTGTTTATTATTACCTGTGTAGTGTGGGCGGTATGAAATACCGCGAGTGGATAGGAAGTTTCTAATCTCCTCATCCTGTGTCAAGAAAAGCTGGAAAGCATTTGACTCGACGATAACGGTATGCGGTTTATACGCATCGGTCCATTCCCGAATCAGAGTGCGAATCGCTGCAGGTGTGGGGCTGCTCATGACGTAAACGTCCATGACATAGCGCTTGTGTGTTCTGCGGTCGACTGCGTAAGCAACTGCTGCGGTGTCACCAGACATAGCAGGGTCAATACCAATGATTCGGTAGAAGTTCTGCGGTGTATCAGGGTGACCAGCAGCGCCTGCAACCAGCGCACCCGATTTTCTCATTCCGTTGACTGCGCCTCTAACGCACATCGGGTCGAAGATTGCATTCTCTGCGATATCGAGATTCTGGTAAACCAAAGACCATTTGGATGGACCAGCCTCGTTACGGACCGCAGTTAGACGCGGTCCTGTCCATCGGTCAAAGTTGCCATTCTCATCTGGGGTATCATCCTCAGTGAGTGGTTGCTCTGATTTACCCCAAAGAGTTTTCCAGTCTTTAGGGTCATCTGCGTACTCAAGTACGGCAGGCATGGACAAATATGACCACGGTACGATTCCGTCCGTGTAATGCTGTGAGTTGCGAAGCTCTTTGTAAAGGTCAGTAGCAGATACTCTGGTTCCAACGACAAGAAGTTGCCCGCCACCTGGTGGAAGGCGCGAGGCAACCTCTTGGCGAATCCATTCTTGCTGCTTAGCCCACTCTCCCGCGTTAGAGAGAGTGACCACGTCGTCAAGTACGATTAAATCAGCACGAGCTCCGTAAACTTGACCGCCCATACCAATAGCTTCAATGGTTGGGTCTTTTGCATCTGACTCGCGGACATCCGCGCCCAGATAAACTTTGTTAGCCGACCACATATCGGCGGTAGCTTTGTAACCATCGGTAGGACCAAAGGCTGCCTGTAGGTCTGCATACCGAGGATGCGTCAGGCGTTGCTTGATAGCGTAAAGAAACTTCTTTGCCTGCTCTTGGGTTTTAGAAATAACGATGACATTGATGTTGGGATTTTTTACTACGCGGTAGGTCACGTAGTTAATGGTGATGGTCATGGTCTTGGCATGGTTCGGTGGAACATTTACCAAGAGGCGGGAGAGTCCCGCCGACCCTTTTTCGTAAGTCATCGCTGGGTGTATCCAGCGAGGTTCCTTACCTTCCAACATATCGACCACATTGAGCATATGGTCCCAGACTTTGGCTCCCAGATATTTCTCAGAAAAGCTCGCGAAGTCGTCAAGACCAGAGCGAGCTTCATTAGCCAGGTCAGCAGTTCTAAACCGAGCATTATCTATATAGGCAGCGAAGCCCTCGGCTTCGCGCCTCTGGGTGTCATACCAAGAACGACTACGACCAACAACCTTTAAGGCATCGGCAATTGTGCGCCCTTGGCGCACCAGGTCGATTAGTTCTTTTCTGGCTTCTTCAGGGGTTAAATTTCTTTCCAAGTCTTCTCCAGTAACTGTAGGGGTCTACAGGGGTACAGACAAAGGTATCCCCACCAAAGCATATAAGTTCATTTAGGCGGGCGTTTAGCCCGCCATTCACGGCTCAGTGGAACTTCGCCGTTACACTTATATAGGGGGCTAGAGCATCGGCGTGTTTCAAGAGGTAAATCAAACTTTTTTTCTTGGTATAACAAAAGTCCTGGTCAGAGCCTACTTCTGGTGAAAATTTTTTAGCTGATAGTGGGGGGTGGGTGG